TTACAAGTGGAAGACAAGCCTTCCAGATGAAACTGCAAAACGTGAGCAGGCGTGGTTAATGATTCAAGTCATTGACAACCTGCGAACTGAACTGAAGAAAATGGTGGATAACGGCTGGATTGAGCGCAAGAAAATTGAGCGTTCAAAGAAATGAAAGGAACTGAAACATGGATAATTTAAATATTGCCAATGCGGCAAGTGCAATTGACGCGATGTTGCCATCGGAAGGTGGGGACCAGCAGGACGTTGAGTTGCAGGATGAGTTGACGCAAGTTGACTCAGCGGCTCCAGAAGAGGAATTGCAAGACTCTGATGGGGAACAGTCTGATGAGGCTGAGGCCGAGGAGGAGGAGGACAAGCCACCTGTGTTCACCGTCAAAGTAGACGGCAAGAATGTCGAGGTCACGCTTGAAGAACTCCAAAAGGGCTACAGCCGAGAAGCAGACTACACCCGCAAGACTCAGCAAGTGTCCGAGGAACGAAGAGCGTTCCAGGCAGAGGCTGAACTTGTGCGGACGGAGCGCCAGCAGTATGCTCAGTTACTGGGTTCATTGCAGGCTCAACTTCAGCAAAACGCTGCACCACAGGTCGATATGGATCGTCTTTACAGTGAAGACCCAATCGAGTGGGTGCGGCAAAAGGAACTTGCAAGAGATGCCGAGAAAGTACACGCTGCTATCGTTTCCGAAAAGCAGCGACTCTCTCACATCCAGGCGCAAGAGCAATATGAGTCTATGCAGGCACACCTTGCACAACAGCAAGATGCCATGCTCAAAGCCATTCCCGAGTGGGCTAACCCCGACAAGGCGAAGGCTGAAAAGACGTTGCTGATTGAGTGGGGACAGAAGCTAGGCTTTTCCTCTGACGAGCTGAAGAATATTTTTGACCACCGAGCTGTCGTTGCGCTGCGTAAAGCGGCACTGTACGACCAGATGATGACCAAGAGGGGCAACATCAGGCCAGCGGTCAACAATGGGCCTAAACCCGCCAAGCCAGGTGCAGCGGGGAGAATGGACAACACAACTGACTCAAGAAGGTCGCAACAACGTCTTGCTAAAACTGGTCGCGTCAACGATGCGGCTTCCGCAATTGAACACTTATTGAGGTAATCAAATGACTATCGTTACTAACACGTTCACGACATACTCTGCAAAGGGTATTCGTGAAAATCTTGCAAATATCATCTACAACATCTCACCAGAGGAGACGCCGTTCCAATCCAACATTGGAAAAGACAACGTGCAAAACACTTTGTACGAGTGGCAGACTGATGCGCTCCAAGCTGCGGCTACCAACGCGCAGCTTGAGGGTGATGACATTGGCACTTATGACCCTGTTACCGCAACGGTGCGGATGCAGAACTACTGCCAGATCAGCCGCAAAACGGTTGTGCTGTCAGCCACTGAGGAAGTTGTCAACAAAGCAGGACGTAAGTCTGAACTTGCATACCAACTTGCAAAGAAGGGCGCGGAGTTGAAGCGTGATATGGAATTGGTGATGGTCCAGAGCCAAGTTGCAAGTGCAGGTAGCACATCTGCTGCCCGTACCACTGGCTCTGTTCTGGCCTTCATCAAGACCAATACTGATGTTGGAACATCTGGAGCTGACCCGTCTTACTCAACGCTGCCAAACAGCTTGCGTACCGATGGAACTGTTCGGACCTTCACTGAAACCATTCTGAAGAATGTGATTCAAAAGACTTGGACCAGTGGCGGTACACCGAAAATCCTGATGACAGGCCCGGTGAACAAGCAGCGTGTGAGTGGTTTTGCAGGCATTGCTGCAACCCGCTACAACATCGAAGGTGGCGCTAAGCCTGCCACTATCGTGGGGGCCGCAGACGTTTATGTGAGCGACTTTGGCAATGTGACCGTGGTGGCAAACAGGTTCCAACGTGAACGTGATGGCTTGGTGTTAGACCCGGAGTACGCCTCTGTTGCGTACCTGCGTCCTTTTCAGCAGATTGAGCTGGCAAAGACGGGTGACGCTGAAAAGCGTTTGTTGATTGTTGAGTATGGCCTCAAGATCACAAGTGAGAATGCTCACGGTCTTGCTGCTGATTTGACAACTTCCTAAAAGGAGGGGTGGGCCAGGGCAACCTGGTCCACCTTCAAAAGATGGAAACACGAATTTTTGACAGAAACGAGACAACAGGCATCACCAGGCTCTGGCACTACAACCCAGAAACTGATGAGGCAACCATTGAGACTCAGCAAGATGTCTCTAATGTGGTGGAGGAGAACAAGGACCAATTCAATGCCACCGACAACAAGGCCAACTGGACAGGCGAGTGGCACAAGGTGGCAAGCATTCCATTGAACATTTATTACGAGCTGCAGGCCAGCGGCAAGATCACAGATCAGGCTTACATGAGGCGCTGGCTCAATGACCCAGACAACAGATTCTTCAGAACAAGGCCAGGACAAGTATGACAATCATTGCGGTCTGCACCCCAGCGCGGGATATGGTTCACACCCAATATGCCTATTGCCTTACCAACATGGTGGCCTACCACGCCTGCAACACCGATGACCGCATTGACCTCAAAATTATGCAGGGTACGCTGATTCAGAATCAACGGGCAGAGCTGGCGCTGGACGCCATGCGAGAGGGCTGCAGCCACATCCTGTTTATTGACTCAGACATGACCTTCCCCCAGGACATGATTCAGCGGCTGCTGGCGCATGACCTTGACATTGTGGCAACCAACTGCGCTAGGCGCAGGATGCCGACAGGCCCAACTGCCAAGATTGGCAACAAGCTGGTGTACAGCACCCTAGAGGACCACGGGCTGCAGGAGGTGGACACCATCGGGATGGGGGTAATGATGATCAAAGCAGACGTCTTCCGCAAGATGGTTGAGCCTTGGTTTGAGACGCCCTGGCGCAATGACAAGCGAGGCTACATTGGCGAGGATGTCTTCTTCTGCCTCAAGGCCAAGGAAATTGGGTATAAAATCTACATCGACCATGATGTCTCCCGAGAAATAGGTCACATTGGGACCTTTGAATTTCGGCACGAGCATACCTGGGTAGTCAAGGATTTGCAGGAGGCATGAATGGCACTCTCCACCTACGCAGAGCTGAAAACATCAGTTGCGGATTGGCTCAATAGATCAGACCTGACAGCGGCAATTGCTGACTTTGTGACCCTTGCTGAGTCGCAAATTGAGCGCGTCCTGCGAAACAGGAATATGCTAACCCGAGGGACGGGCAACATTACCACCGAATACACCACGCTGCCCACCGACTTTCTTGATGGGTTGACGTTGAAACTGACGGGGACCAACCCCATCACACCATTGCAATATGAGACTCTCAACAACCTAGACCAGCTGCAAAATACCACCTACCTGTCGGCAGGCAAGCCACTTTTCTATGCCATTGTTGGTAGCACTTTTAGAGTCTTGCCAACACCAGACACAACCTACGCCTACGAGCTTGACTACTACGCCAAGCTCGCCAAGTTGAGCGCAACCAACACGACCAACTGGCTGCTGACCCAGGCACCAGACATCTACCTGTACGGCTCACTGCTGCAGGCTGCGCCTTACCTGCAGAATGATGAGCGCATACCCGTCTGGGTGGCACTCTACACCAAGGGCATTGATGACTTACGCCTCGCTGACAACAGATCGACACAGGCCGGGACTATGCTCGCAAGAGCAAGAACACTAGGATAAATCATGGCAGATACCACCACCACAAACCTACTACTGACCAAGCCAGAGGTAGGGGCCAGCACCGACACCTGGGGCACCAAGGTCAACACTGACCTAGACCTGGTAGATGCACTGTTTGCAGCGGCTGGCACAGGCACATCAGTTGGCCTGAATGTCGGCGCTGGCAAGACGCTGACAGTTGCCGGGACGCTGACAGCCACAGGCACCACCAGCCTGACATCACCAGCTGCAACCACCAGCATCACAACACCATCTACCACTTTTGCTTTGGTCAACACCACGGCAACCACAGTCAACCTGGCTGGCGCTGCCACTGCCGTGAACATCGGTGCAGCCACTGGCACTACCACTGTTGCTAACACCACACTGGCTGCAAAGGCCATCACAGCCAGCACCACCCTGGCGGTAACTGGGACATCCACACTGACGGGTGCAGTCACCGCAACCGCTGGTGTGACAGGTCCAATCACATCAAGTAGCGTTGCCATTACTGGCGGCAGCATCACAGGCATCACCGACCTAGCAGTGGCTGACGGTGGCACAGGCGCATCAACAGCAGCCGCAGCACTCAACAACCTGCTGCCATCACAGACATCTGCCGCCAGCAAGTACCTGCAGAGCGATGGCACCAACGCAAGTTGGGATGCAGTCAGCCTGTCCACTGCTGACATCACAGGCACTCTGGGCGTTGCCAACGGTGGCACAGGCCAGACCAGTTTTACCAATGGTCAGCTACTCATTGGCAATAGCACGGGCAACACGCTGACACCCGCAACACTCACTGCTGGCTCTGGTGTGACTATCACCAACGGCAGCGGTGCCATTACTGTTGCATTCACCGGGCCAGGCGCTGGTTCAGTCACCAGCGTGGATGTCTCTGGTGGCACCACAGGCTTGACTACTTCGGGTGGTCCTATTACTGGCTCTGGCACCATTACCCTGGCAGGAACGCTGGCAGTTGCCAACGGCGGTACTGGAGTTACGACAAGTACTGGCTCTGGCAACACTGTGCTGTCAACTTCACCCACCCTAGTCACGCCTTTGCTTGGCACTCCAACCAGCGGAGTTGCAACCAACCTGACGGGCTTACCCCTAACGACAGGCGTCACTGGCACATTGCCTGTTGCCAATGGCGGTACAGGTCAAACCACGTTGGCGGCGGCTGGTATTGCTACACTTACAGGCACAGAGACGCTGACAAATAAGACGCTGACTGCGCCGACTATTGCATCAGCTAACTTGACAACGGCACTAACGCTTGCGGGTGCGGCTGGCACTAACGGGCAGGTGCTGACAAGTGCTGGGTCTGGTTTGCCGTCATGGACAACGCCAAGTGCAGGTGCTTTAACTTTTCTTTCAGCTGTCAGTGCTTCCGCTGCCGCCACAGTTGATATGGAAACAACCTTCAGTAGCACTTACGATGCTTATATGCTTGTTTGTGCAGGTGTCACTTTTACCACTAACAACACTTTTTTCGGTGCGCGTATGAAAATTAGCGGCTCTTATGTTACTTCTGGTTATGGGTATAACGTCATTACTTCCTTAGAGAATACAACAGCAGACTCGGTTTTGACAGAAGCGGTTACTGCTCCTGCTAATGCCACAGAACTACGTTGTGCTCCCTTTGTTGGAGCCAATAATTCTAGTGAATCCTTAAATGTAACATTTAGAATTTATAACCCAACCAGCACGACCGCACAAAAAATGATGGATTGGACAGGGAGTTATATTAGTGGTAATTCAATTATGAGAATGTGTTTTGGCATGGGCAGAAACACAGGAACAGGGGCTTTAACAGGGGTTCGTTTATACCCACAATCGGGAACTATGTCAGGAAAATTCCGACTCTACGGCATTGCCAATTCATAAGGACACATCATGCCAAACCATCACGCAACATCAGAAGGCAATGTCCCGTTCACATTAGAAGAAGAAGCGGAATGGGATGCAAAAGAAGCAGCATGGGATGCTGGCGCAGACTCCCGCAAGGGCGCAGAAATTAGGGCAGAGCGAAACGCCAAGTTAGCTGTAACGGATTGGACTCAGATCACTGATGCTACCGTTGACAAGACTACATGGGCTATTTACCGCCAAGCACTGCGCGACGTAACCGCACAGGCTGGTTTCCCTTGGACTATTACTTGGCCTGACGCACCATGACCGAGAAAATGATCACCGAAACCGAGGCAAAACTGCTTACGCATGAGCAAGTTTGCGTTGAGCGTTACGCTGGCATCCAGAAAAGTTTTGCTGATGGCTCCAAGCGCATGACCCGCATTGAATACCTGCTGTATGGTGTGATCGTTGCCGTGCTGTTTGGCCCCGGTGTAGCGGCTGAGTTTGTCAAGAAAGTATTAGGTTTGTAATGTGGATTTTTTTGACATTCTCAGCAAAGCATGGCCCATACTGCTGGCAATCATCACGCTGATCATTGTGCTGGCTAAACTTGACCTGAGAGTGGCTGTGCTGGAGGAAAAGGTAAAACAGTTATTTGAAATGTGGAATAAGAAATGATTGACCCGCTAACCGCATTTGCTGTTGCACAGGGTGCAATCAAAGGAGTGCAAGCCGCTATCAAGATGGGCAAGGACATCAACGCCATCTCTGGCGACTTGATGAAGTTTTTTGAGGCCAAGGATGTCATTGCGAAAGAGTCGGTAAAGAAGAAACCAAAAGGGTTTGGTCAGAGCGATACGGCGGTGGCGTTTGAAACAGTCATGCAGCTCAAGCAGCTGCAAGACGCAGAGAATGAGTTAAAGCAGATGCTGATTTGGTCTGGCAATGACGATGTTTGGAACGCCTTGATGCTGGAGCGCAACCGCATGGTTGCCGAGCGCAAGAAAGCAGAGGCTGAAGTGGCTCATGCCAAAGCGGTGAGAGCCGAAGAGATTAGCGACATTATTAACATTGGACTTTGGGCCTCGCTGGTGGCGTCAATTGTTGGCCTGGTGGCATATTTGACTTGGCAAATTGTTGGGGATGGAAGATGAAAGCTAAGTTAACTTTTCTTGTCACGTTGATGGTCAGCATGACCCTGTGTATTGTTGTTCTGTCAATGTCTGGTGTCATGTTGCTTGGATTGTTTGACGACAAGGTGGACAACAACAAGATTTTTGAACTTGTTGGCCCTGCATTTCAAACCATTGTCGGCGGCTTCATTGGCTTACTTGCCGGAATTAAACTGTCTCACGACGAGGGCGAAAAGAAATGCTGACCTTACTCTCCACCCTAGTTTCCTTTCTTGCTGGTGGCCTGCCCAAACTGCTGGGTTTCTTCCAAGATCGTGCTGACAAAAAGCATGAAATGGCAATGGCCCAGTTGCAGATCGAGCGTGAACTGGAACTACGCAAAGCTGGGTTTGAGGCCCAGCAGCGGGTGGAGGAGATAAAAGTCGAAGGTCAGGCCATCGAAGCAGAAGCATCAGAACGCGCTGCACTTTACGCACACGACATAGCCATCGGTCAGGGTGCTAGTCAGTGGATGATTAACCTGCGCTCTGGTGTGCGCCCGATACTGACCTATGGATTTTTTCTGTTGTTTTCCTTTGTGGAGATCGGCGGCTTTGTGTACGCATGGCAGCGGGACATTGCTTTTGATGTGTTGATTGCCAAACTGTGGGATGCCGACACTCAGATCATCTTCGCCAGCATCATCAGTTTTCACTTTGGTGGCAGAGCGTTCAAAGGTGGCAAAGATTGAAAGTCTCAGATCGCTGCAAGGAGATTGAGGCATTAGACATGTACTCTGTCTACCATATTCATGTTGACCCTAATCTTAGTAGCGGATACGTAGGAATTAGTAAAAATGTAAAACTAAGATTTGCTCAACATGGGTGGAAACGTAAAAACACAAACAATCATTTACAAAACGCCTTAGCCAAATACGGCAATACGGTTAAGTTTTCTGTATTGGCAAACGAGTTAGATTATGAGGCGGCGTCTTTGTTGGAAAAAATGTTACGCCCAAACCCCAATATGGGATGGAACATTTCTACAGGCGGTAATATTCCGCCAAATCCTCAAGGCAAGTTACGGTCAAAAGAATATCGAGCAAACATTGCAAAAGCCAAACTGGGTAAAAATAACCCCATGTTTGGTAAAAAAATGGTATTTAGTGAAGAACACAGAAAAAATTTATCTGTCGCTGGAAAAGGAAAAACAAGCGCATTAAAAGGAGTAAAACGTCCTACAACAATATGTCCACATTGTGGGATAAGTGGTGGCGTTGGAGCTATGGGTAGATGGCATTTTAATAGGTGCAAAAATGCGAGTATCTGAGAAAGCGTTGGCGTGTATACGCCATCACGAGGGCGTGAGGTTTAAACCATACCGTTGCCCAGCAAAACTTTGGACTGTAGGAGTAGGCCATGTTTTATACCCGGATCAAGGACGTTTACCGTTGGATCAGAGAGACGCTTTCCAGCTTGCGCCGGAGGATAGCCGTACTTTTTCAGCGGGGGAAGTAGATGGAATCCTTAGTGTTGATCTCCAGCGATTTGAGGTTGGGGTCGCCAGACTTTTTCCTATGGTGCTTACCCAAGGTCAAAACGATGCTCTTGTCAGCTTTGCTTTTAATTTGGGTCTGGGGGGCGTACAGCGAAGCACCCTCCGTTCAAAGGTTCTTAGGGGCGAGACGCAAGAAGCTGCGGATGAGTTCTTGAAGTTTACGAGGGGTGGGGGTAAAATTCTTCCAGGATTAGTCAAGCGTAGAAATGATGAGCGAGCTTTATTTTTATCTTAGCGGAGAAGCAAAATGAAACCTGGACTTTATGCCAACATCCACGCCAAGCAAGAACGCATCAAAGCTGGCTCCAAGGAAAAGATGAACAAGGTCGGCAGCAAAGCAGCGCCAAGCGCCAAGGACTTTAAGCAAGCAGCTAAGACAGCCAAGAAAAAATGAAGACTCCAACCTGGCAGCGCAAGGAGGGACAGAACCCCAAGGGTGGGTTGAATGCTGCTGGACGGGCAAGCCTCAAGGCGGCTGGGCAAAACATCAAGCCACCCGTCAAGTCTGGTGACAACCCTAGACGCGCAAGTTTCCTTGCAAGGATGGGCAATATGCCGGGTCCAGAGCGCAAGAACGGTGAACCCACCCGGCTGCTGCTGAGTCTCAATGCCTGGGGTGCCAGCAGCAAGGCAGACGCCAAGGCCAAGGCCAATGCCATCTCAGCTCGAAACAAGAAATGACACCACCATGTTGATGCCACTCAAAATCCCAGCAGGCGTGTACCGCAACGGCACCGAGTACCAATCTCTTGGGCGCTGGTTCAATGCCAACCTGGTACGCTGGTTTGAGAACACACTCAGACCTGTTGGCGGCTGGCGCAAGCGGTCAGCAAGCCAGATGACGGGGAAGTGCAGGGGCATCATCAACTGGCGGGACAACAGCTCAACCCGGTGGATTGTGGCTGGCACTAACACCAAGCTGTATGTCATGAACCAAGCGGGTACCCTGAAGGACATCACACCAACGATATTCACACCAGGTGCTGCAGATGCGTCTTTGCTTGTTGGCTATGGCTACGGTAACTATGGTGCATTTGCATATGGTGTGGCGAGGCCGGACACTGGCGCCATCATCAACGCAGCCACCTGGTCAATGGACACCTGGGGTGAATACTGGGTGGGCTGCTGCAACAGCGATGGTCAGTTGCTGGAGTGGCAGCTTGGGTTCGCAACGCCCACGAAAGCGGTGGCAATTGTCAATGCACCCACCAGCTGCGCGGCGGTGATGACAACCTCTGAGCGTTTTGTCTTTGCTCTGGGTGCCAGCGGTAATCCTCGCCTGGTGGCATGGTCTGATCAGGAGGACAACACCACCTGGACACCAGCAGCCAACAATCAGGCAGGCAGCTTTGAGTTGACAACTGTCGGCTCTATTCTGGCGGGTAAGCGGGTGCGAGGCGTCAACCTGATATTCACTGACGTTGATGTCCACACCAGCAGCTACATTGGTCAGCCATTCGTGTTTAGCTTTGAGAAGGCTGGCTCTGGTTGCGGCTTGATTGGACCCCAGGCTGTAGCAGCTATCGACACCGCTGCCATCTGGATGAGCAGGTCAGGCTTCTGGATTTACGATGGCTACGTCAAGCCACTTCCAAGTGATGTCGGTGATTTTGTGTTTGGCAACATGAACTTTGAGCAGGCCAGCAAGGTCTACGCTGTACACAATAGCAAGTTTGGTGAAATCTGGTGGTTCTACACCAGCGCAGCCAGCACCGAGAACGACAGTTACTGCATCTACAACTACAGGGAAAATCACTGGAGCCTTGGAACATTGGCAAGAACGGCTGGAGTTGACAAAGGAGTGTTTAATACGCCTCTGATGGTCAGCTCTGATGGCTACATCTATGAGCATGAGGTAGGGTTTGCCTACGACTCGCAGACCATCTTTGCTGAGTCAGGTCCGGTGGAGATTGGAAATGGTGAGCAGATCATGCAGGTCCGTAAGGTGATACCTGACGAGTCCAACCTTGGTGATGTCAGCATCAGCTTTAGCAGCCGTTTTTACCCGACAGCCACTGAAACGACTTACGGACCCTTCACCAGCGCCAACCCAACAGACGCCAGGTTTAGTGGACGCCAGGTCAAGATGAAGGTGACAGCAGACAGTTTGAGTGATTGGCGGGTCGGGGTGATGCGTTTGGATGCAGTGCCAGCCGGGAAGCGCTGATGAAGGTTCCAACCCCACCGCCAACCTACACGCCAGTGGCAGAGGCCCAGCGTAACTTCCTGATTGAGACGGCAGATCGGCAAAACCGCAAGATCAATGCTGACGTTGAGATTGCCTCAAGCAAGCTGATTCTGACATCGCCAAACGGGAGCAGGTTCAGTGTGGTTGTCAGCAACGCAGGAGCATTGTCGGCAACGGCGCTATGACAGATATTGAGAGACTAAGGCCCGAGATAGAAAAAGCCTTAAAATATTCGTTAGAGACTCACACATTTGATGATGTCGTTGAGTTGGTCCAGCAAGCCAAGATGCAACTCTGGCCTGGAAAGAGTTCGGTGATTGTGACGGAGATTGTTCTCCACCCACAACAGAAATGCCTCAACTACTTTTTAGCAGCAGGCGAGATGGACGAATTAGCACTGATGACGCCAATGATCGAGTCCTGGGGCAAGGGACTTGGATGCACTCGCGTCACACTCGCAGGACGCAAGGGATGGCAGCGCACATTCCTGGCGAGTCAAGGTTACACACCGCAATGGTGGATTATGAGTAAGGAGCTATAGCATGGCTGACATATCAATTTCAAACGCCTATCAACAGGTCTTAGGCCGCACACCAAGTGCTGAAGAAATTGCCTATTGGCAGTCTCAGTTTGGAAGCAGTGTTGACCCTGTTGAACTGTCCAACTTCAGCGTAGCAGCTCAACCAGAACTTAAAGCAGCAGCGCCAACAAATACAGCAGTTCGCGATATGTACCAGCAAGTGCTGGGCAGAGCGCCTGACGCCTCTGGCTTGCAGTACTTTGCTGACCGTTTTGGAACGTCTATTGACCCTACAGAGTTGGGCATCTTCAAAAGCATGGCGGCTGAAGAAATTGCGGCTAATGCAGCAAAACAAACAGCCGCAGCGACACAAGCACCAACGCAAGCTCAACTCCAAGCAGCAGCGCAACAGGCAGAGGCAGCTAGAGCCGCAGCGACAGCCACCACAACAACTGGAATGTCTATTGCAAATGCCTACCAGCAAGTCTTGGGACGAGCGCCAAGTGCTGCTGAAATTGCCTACTGGACAACCCAATTTGGTGCTGACGTTGACGCAGCGGAACTGTCTAAATTTAGTGTGGCAGCTCAACCTGAGCGAGCAGCAGCCCCCACTACCAATGCTGCAATACGAAATCTCTATTTGTCTGTTCTAGGACGTGAGGCTGATGCAAGCGGACTGAAGTACTTCTCTGACCGTTTTGGTGCTGAAGTTGACGCAGATGAATTAGGCATCTTTAAGGGCATGGCAGCGCAAGAAATTGCGGCTAATGCTGCTAGGAACGCTAAAACTACAGCTACTACTGCTGGCGCAATCACCAGGCCAACAACACCAAGGCAAGTCACAGGCACCCAGCTTGCACCAGCGAGTGTGACCAACACCGCTATCACGGGTACGCCTTACACCAACATCTACACGCCAGCAACAATGCAGCAGAATGCGCCTACGCTGGCGCAAATCAATGCTGCATCTCAATCGGCAAACCCCTATCAGTCCCTGATGGCTCTGACGCCACAACGCACAATCTCACCAGCGTATGCGGGAATGTTGGGGCAGACAGCTGCTAACACCAACCTTGGTGGTTACAACCCAGCCATTTACAACCCAGCGGCGGCAACAACAACAGCAACGGGTTTGCTGAACACTACTGGTGGTGGTAATGATGGCGGGATGGGCGGTGAAGGTGGAATAACGGGTGGGGGAGGTGGTATACCTGGGCTAAACATTGACCCGCTGGCCTATGGTATAGCACGGGTAGCAAATCTTTTCACCTCTCCTATTTCGCTTACCACGGCGCCAGTGACTACTGCGACTTTTAATTCAACTCAAGCTGGCAGAGATTACGCTGGGGTATCGGGCAAATCAAGCTGGGGAAAATCAGGAAATGCAGACCAAGATATTGGCGGTGGCACTGTGGCTGGTGACGGTAATGGTCCATTTGGTGGCGCTGGAAATGGACCAGCAGGAATTGGCGGCGACTTTGGCCTCTACGCCAAGGGCGGCAAGGTCAACATGGCCCCGCAGATGAACAACCCACCTGGACCTGACGATGGCTATGCTGCCCTGGACAACGGCGAGTACGTTATCCGAAAGAGCGCAGTTAAGAAGTATGGGTCAAACATTTTTGAGCAAATCAACGCAGGCAAGATTCCAGCCCAGCGTCTGAAATCTCTGTTGGAGTAACACCATGAGCAAAAGCGGCAGCAGTCAAACAAGCACAACATCAATTGACCCGCAAATCAAAGCGGCTTATTTGCAGAACTTGCAGCAGGCGCAGGGTGTAGCCTCTGCATTACCCGTCAGAGAGTTTGCGGGATTCAACCCCATCTATCGTGCTGGTGAGCAGCAGCTGGTGAATACTGGTCTGGCTGGGCGTGGCATTGACACCACCAACATTGCCGCTGAATACGCAAACCAAGCGGCTCAGTTTCAGCCCTACTACACGGGCGGCGTCAATGCCGGGATGTCCAACCAGTTTGGTGCTGTGGGGTACAAGCCAACTGATGTCACTGCTGCTCAAGCGCAGATGTCAAATATCAGCAACTACCTGAACCCATACACCAACCAGGTCATCACCAACAATCTGGCAGACATTGAAGCCGCAAGACGATCGGCGGTGCAGCAGATGGGTGAGGCTGCAACCAGGGCCAAGGCGTATGGCGGTACTCGCCAAGGTGTAGCGGAAGCTGCCACCAACAAAGCCTATGCGGACAAGGCGGCTCAAATGTCTGCACAGCTACGCCAGCAAGGGTTTGACACCAGCGCCAACCTAATGCAGCAAGACCTGGCACGACAGCAGCAGGCTAATCTCCAAACAGCACAGCAAGGCACTGGTGCAGCGCAGTATGGTGCTGGTGCCATCAACCAGGCAATGATGGGCAATGCAGCAGCGCAGAACGAGATGCAACGCTACAACGCAACCCTAGCCCAGCAAAGTGACCTTGCCAACCAGCAAGCCTACGCTGCCGCCAATGCTCAACGTCTGGCTGCAGCAGGCCAGCTAGGTGCCTTTGGTCAGCAGCAGCAAAACCTTGGCATGACAGGCGCACAGGCCGTGATGGGCGCAGGACAAGCGCAACAACAATTCACCCAGCAGCAACTCGATGCGTTGCGCGGCATTGGCGTGGAGAAGCTGGGCATTGCTCAAAGTGGATTATCGGCATCATTGCCAAACCTTGGCGGCAGCACTTCAACACCAACGTACAAGAATCCATTATCCAGCGCACTGGGTGGAGCTGGATACGGGTACCAGTTTGGCGGTCTTCCAGGTGCTGGCATTGGTGCAATACTTGGATTATTGGGGAGCTAAATCATGGCTGAATTCAATTTAGAAGGGCTGCTTGGAAACGCCTTTGGCGGTGGTGGTGGGAACTTCCTGGACGAGTACCTGACACCAGAGCAGAGGGCAGCCATGCAGCGCAATGCAATGCTGGCAGCGTCTGCGGCACTGCTGAAGGCTGGCGGGGAAAACACCAGGCGCATAGGCATTGGTGAGGCTCTAGGTGGTGCGTTTGAGGCAGGCCAAGCTGGGTACGAGAAGGCGCAGACGGGCGCGCTGACGCAGATGGCGTTGAAGCAAAAGCTGGATGAGGCGAAAAAGGCCAAGGAGTTAAATGCTCGACTTGCCAGCATCATGGGGTTATCAACACCTGGTGAGATGGAATCACCAGAGGTAACAGCCAGCAAACTGATGCAAATGGGACGAGCAGCAATAAATGCTGGAGACTTCACCCGAGGCTTTGATTTTTACAAGCAAGCTAGAGATATGAACCCTCGGGATGAGGTGCAGGGTGGCTTAACTTCGCTCACAGATGAGGCTGGAAATCCCATCATGGTTCAGCAATTCAAAAGCGGAAAAATTGCCACCGCCCCAGGATACGGACCGCCAAGGGAGATGGTATTGCAGGATGTTGGTGGAAAACTGATTGCTATTGATAAAAATGCTACAGCAACTGGTAGCGAATTTACTTTGGGTATGACGCCATACCAAAGATTTCAGTCAAATGCTGAGTTGCAGAAGCTTGGCATGAGTAGAGAGGAACTGGACGCCAAACTGAAGAATGATGCACAGCGACTAAGCATCAGCGAAAGAGAGCTGGCATTGGCTGTTAAACGCTTCGGTTTGAGTGAGGCTGAATTTGCAAGAGGAAACTATGAGGTAAAAGAAGCAGACAACGGAACCTTAATGTACGTTTCAAAGGTGCCTGGTATGCCTGCCATTCCAGTTCTTGGTGCTGGTGGTAATCCATTGACAGTTGGAATTTCGCCAGCGGAACAAGCAAGACTGAATATTTCTCTTGAGCAGCTTGGATTAAGCAAGCAACAGTTTGATCAAAAAGTCAAGCAAGATGCACTGAGAATGGGCATTGACCAGCAGAACCTTGGCCTTGCATTGAAACGCTACAACTTGAGCGCAGCCGAATTTGCGCGTGGCAACTACTCTGTCAAGGAAACAGAAGCAGGATTCTCCTACGTTCCAACCGTGCCAGGACTGCCAACTATCCCCATTATGAGTGGTGGTGAGCCACTGAAGGGTAAGGGAAGTAGTGCGTTAACTGAAAGTCAATCCAATGCGTTTGGCTTTGCCCAGCGGATGGAGAGGGTCAACGGCATCCTTACACCGCTTGAGGCAGCAGGTTCCTATCCAGGTGTAGGGTCTGCTGTGGCTGGATCAATGCCATTGATCGGCGGTACTGTTCAAAGAACTGTGCAAAACGCTGATGTTCAGCGTTACCAGCAGGCAGCAAGTGATTGGATAAGAGCCAAACTCCGCAAGGAGTCTGGTGCTGCTATTGGCGCAGAGGAGGCCAAACAAGAGTACAGCACCTACTTCCCAATGCCGGGTGACAGCGCAGCGGTTATTGAGCAAAAACGACAGGCTAGAGTACTTGCAACTGACGCCATGAAAACATCAGCAGGTAAAACTTACACCTCACCAGCGCCAGTGGTGCCTGGGGCTGGTGGTGCAGGATTGACCTGGGACCCTGCTCAAAAGAAATTTGTGAACCGATAGGAATTTATCATGGCACAAGTCATTAACGTTCTTGGCTACGGTGATGTCTCATTCCCTGACGGGATGAGCATGGAGGAGATTACCAAGGCACTGGAGCAGTTGCCACCAGCGCCAGGCTCAAGGTCAATGCCAGATGAATTAACTCGACAAGCTGGGCTGGCTACGAGGCCAATGGTGCAGTCTGCGATGACTGTTGGTGGGCTGCTGCCAATGGCGGTGGACCCGCTGGTGAACTTGTTCAATCTGGCGACAGGGACAAAGCTCCCAACAATGACGCAGGCAACTCAGACAAACCTCAACCGCATGGGTTTCCCAGAGCCTGAGACTGCCCAGCAGCGGGTGGCGCAGGACATTGCAAGTGCTGGCTATGGCACTGCTGGAGTTGCTAGGGCTGCCGCAGAGGTTGCCCCTAGGTTGCCGGGAATGCTAAGTGAGGCCGCTAAATTCTTCGCGCAAAGCCCACAGGCACAGTCAGCAGCGGCGGTGTCAGCAGCAACCGTTGGAGGTGCATTGCGGGAGGGTGGTGCTAACCCCTACGCTCAGATGGGCGGTGCATTGATGGCTGGTATGGTGGCCCCTGGAGGGCCAACACTGTCCACCACACAACGAGCCTTGTCAGTGCCTGGTGGGTTGGTTAAGCCGTTCACGCAAGAGGGCCGGGAGGTCATTGTCGGGAATGTGCTGAACCGCCTTGCCACCAACCCAGAGCAGGCCATGAGGAACATGGCTGAGTCTGCGCCACTGGTGCCAGGTGTACGTCCAACGGCGGCTGGCACAGCGCGTGACCCTGGCCTTGCTGGTGCAGAGACACCATTACGCTCACCAACCTTTGATCCGTCCAACCTCTTTGGTCAGCAGATCAACCAAAATCAAGAGGCTATCCTCAACGCCTTCCGACAGATCGGTGGCAAGCCAGGCTCTATCCCCTACGCTGAAGCCAAGCGTTCAGCCATCACAACACCGATGCGTGAGGCAGCATTTGAAGGCGTAACTGTTAGCCCTGAGACATTCCAAAGTGGAATTCAATTAGTGGTAAATCAAGCTATCAACAATGTAATGTCTAGTCCTGTTGGGGTTCGTAAGGACGTTGAGACAGCTATGAAATTTGCCGTAGATCGTGTGAAGTTAGCAAAGACTCCAGAGGAGTTATACGAAGTTCGCAAGGATTTGGCTAAAGCAGCGCAAGGAGCATACAACCAAGAGAATCCTAGCCTAAGACTTGCAAGCGGTCAGTTAAAGGAAGTCATTGCAGCGGCAGATGATGTGATTGAAGCTGCTGCTCCTGGCTATGCTGCTTACATGGCAAAGTACAAAAAATCTTCCAGTGCCATAGACCAGATGCGTCTGCTGCAGGGCATTGAGGCCAAGATCACAACCGGACTGCCCAACATCAGTACGGGTAACCCGGTCCTGGCGGCATCAGCACTTCGCAGGCAGCTTGCTGCTGCACAGGATGAACTAGGCACCCAGCTATCACCATCAGCGCAGAGCAAGCTGGACAACATCATCAACGAGATCAATAGGGGCATGGCGGCAACTGCGCCAGGTGTAAAACCACCAGGCTCAAACACCTTCCAGAACATGAGCATGGGCAACCTCATTGGGCGGGTGTTCAGCGAGTCCCTGGCTGATAACACCACGCTCCGCACCATGACAAGGCCGCTGGATTGGCTCTACAAGCTGCCTGATCAGCAAGTGCAGCAGTTGCTGGTGCAGGCCATGCTGGACCCCAAACTGGCGGCACAGATGATGGCAAAGGCGAATATCATGCGGGTGGAGCCACTGGCAACATCACTGCGCCAGAAGGCACAGCAACTAGGTTTTGGAACTTTAATAGGAGCATCACAATGAGCAAGCTATCTCGGGACGACAACGGTCAGATCACAATCTTTGGCGCACTTGGCACCACCCAGGTGATGACAGTCACAGCCAGCAGTGTGCAGTCAACGGCAGTGGCGACAGGCGTCACCATACTGCGCCTGGCGAACGGCTCTGCAGCGCACTGCCACTTTGCCATTGGAGCCAGCCCTACCGCCAGCCTGACCACCTCGCCGATGCTGCCAGCGAATGCCGTGGAGTATGTGGCCTGCGCGAGTGGTGACAAGGTGGCTGTCATTCGTGGCGCTACTGCCACCGATGTGTCCATCACGCAGATCAGCTAGGGGCGCATCATGGGGCTGTTGGATGATGATGAGGAGCTGCTGAGAAGGCCAGCGTTTGGGAATACCAAACTTGCCCGGCAGGTTGCAAGGACAAGGGCATTGCAGGCCGCAAGGTCAAACGATGTGAACACATTGCCTGACCCGCAAACCTATGCCTTCATGCAAGGGTTGCTGGGTGAATCGCCAGACCAGATGGGGTTCAGCCCCATGAACCCAGACTATGCCAAGATTATGGGCCGCGGTGAGCAGGGGATGCTTGCTGGAACTGTGTCTATGGTGGGACCAACTGCCAAGGCAATCAAAGGCTTGGCGGGATTAGGCGCGAAGGCACTGGGTCCAACGGCAGTGGGCATGGGCGAGAGGTACTTGCAGCGGCAGGGGTTGATGCCTGGTGTGGTGCCAGAAGGTGCTGGTGCCAAAGCATCAAACGCCAGGGAAGCTGAAGTTGCTCGAGTGAATCGAAGAATTGCAACAACAGGACAATACGTTGGAGCGCCCCCTGGAGTTGACTCACCACAATCATTGGGCGCAATGGTGAATAATTACTTGAGGGGAATGGAAGAGGGTATGCCGGGTAGGAATTTCTACACTGATTCAAGCAAGGACATTTTTGCGAGAACAGGGCAAGACATTACGCAGTCAGACCTTCTTGCACAGAACATTGCGACCCTAAGCAGAGCAAACAATGTCGCAGGCAACACTTCAATGTCTGCAAAAGCGCACATTCAAGCAGCCACTGGTGACCCTATAAAAACAGGCAGGTTCCCAAGTAAAGATTCGCCACCACTGCAGGCAATGTATGACGCAGGACAAGCGGAATATCTTGGTCACAAGCGCGACCCATTTGCAACACAGCTTGGTGTTGAATATGCCCCCGAGCGCATTGGCAGAGGGGTCAACGATATGCATGAAGCCGAACTGATGGGATACCCATCAGGCAAGGTTAGCGGAGCCACCCAACACGACTTTATGGACGAGGTTAGGGCAAGAGCAATTGAAAGAGCTAACGCCACACAACTTGGTGGATTCAGCGATTGGAACACTGGCAATGCCCAGGCAGCAGCCTGGTCAGGAAACAAAATTAGGCGTGGTGATCTCTCGCCAGGTGATGCTGCAAAATCCTATGCCGACTACTTCCCAATGCATGAAGCCAATGCCACTTACGAGGCTGTAAGCAGCCCGGTTACGGGACAGTTGCAAGGTCTATTGGATGCTCCTTTTGATGCAAAATTAGCATACACACGCGACCCAAGAGGGTCATGGAACACATCCGCATCTGGGCGTGACATTGGATACACCGCTGCCAATATGCTGCCTGGTGAGGCCGTTGAAACTGTTGGGAGGTTCAAGCAAACAGCACAGCCAGCAATGGTTGCAAGACCTGTCATTGGCACTGAAACAGCAGCAGATAAATCCAGGGTAATGACCCCAGGGTCTAAAAAATCAATGTCAGCGGTTGAGGCTGGACGAGCATACTTTGATGTTCAAGAGGCTGGAGCATGGCATAAGTTGATGCCTGCAGATAACGCCAACTCCTACACTGGTGCAAACATCAACTTTGGAAAATCTTTCACTCAGAAAGACATGGAAAAGATTGCCCCACTGTTTGAAAGCAAGGGATATTATTTAGCAAGCGCACCCAATGGGTTAACAGTCATTGCCAATGAATCAACAAAGGTTGGGAAGGATTTTGCAAACGAAATTAGAGGCATCATCAAAAGCAACAAAGCTGATTTCTCAAATGCGAACACTGAATTTGGGTCAATTGCAAGTGATTACATCGACTACTCAACGGCATACAAAAGCGGGAAACCTGGCTCAGTAACAACTGAGATGCTCAAATATTTGGATGCTGCGCCAAACACTGCTTCTCTTCTTGAGAAGAATCAAATGTACAGAGACACTGTACTTGCTCGAAATGCTCGAGATGCTGAAGCAGCACAGGCTGGTTTCGGTGTGAATCGAGCAGATGTAGTTAGAGCCAGGGAGATATTTGCAGCCCAAGGTTGGGAGGGATTAAGACGAGCTGCCGCGGCTGGTACGGTCCCGGCCTACTTCATGTCCTTGATTCCTGACAATCAAGATTGAAGTTGTGATTTTTCATTTTCCGCATTCTGATGTGCAATCTGCCGCGGCAACATGACCGACACACCAGCAAAGACCCCCATCAAATAATCAGCGCGAATCTCCCAACGCTCATCGTGTCTATCCTGACGCCAATTTATCTCTGATGCAGTCTTTTGCTTTTTTGAAAATAAATATTTTTTCATAGTTCCTCCATCAAGGATGCGGACAATCGTCAGGCACAAACGCCAGGCAGTGGACGCCAGCGTACTTGGTCCTGGTCTGGACCCAGCGGTCAATGTAGACATCAGGCATCAGCGCAAGAGACCTGCTGATTTGGGATGCGCCAACGTCGAGCGCAAACGACAGCTCACTGGCGGTCATGCCGTCTGGCGCCTGGGCCAGGGCGTCCCTGATGCGTTTATTCAGCACTGTGATCGTCATCGTTGCGCCTCCTGAGTTGATTTGCTGCCCATGCAGCGCCTTGATCGAAAGTGTCTAAGGATGTTCCTTTACTATCCTTAACATACTCCCAATCCTTTTCCGTCAGACCCTGCCACGGGCGCTGTGCTGCGGGTGGTGCGGTGTAGAGGGCAATCGGCTTGTAGATGTCTGAGGGCTTCTTCCATCTGAAATACCTGTGGCCTACTCCGTTCTCGCACAAATACGCCACAGGCTCCTGCTCTGGCTGCTCCAGCGCGGCTTTCAAAGCGGCAATGGCTGCATAAACCTCATCTTCGTAATCTGCCAATATCCACCCATGAGCGTTGAGGCGCTCAATGCACTTTAGCGCCTGCTGCGCGGCTTGTCTCAGGTCATTCATAGCATTCCCCACAAGAAACCCGCCAGCCCTGCAATGCCTACCAGCGCCAGCAGGAACACAACTAAGTGGGCAACCAAGTAGCACCACATCATCAGCTCATAATCGTCATCATCACCCATGCTAACCCCCTGCAGCAAGGGTGTGCCGGGGCCAGAGGAAGGCGCTGCTCTCAACAGCACCCGCATCCTTCAACTCCTGCACAGTCCACAGCTTCATTGGCGTTATCTTGGTATGCCCTGGCGTAACGTAGCAGGGGAGGGTGTAATGCGGCAAGAGTTTGATGCCGTTTAAGATGAACACTGTGTGTTCTACCAATTCCAATCTGTCACTCATAATTGCACCTTTCTTGTCTTTGCACCACGGTGCGTGTAGCACTGGATGCTGTTATCCTCCAACAGCCTCCAGCCTGCGTTCTCACCGCACATCTTCTGAATCTTTTCCTCTGCCGTATCCACCCGAGCCTCATGCTCAGATGGACCATCGAGCAGGTAAGCCGCCGACATCACTAGGGCCACCAGCGCTGCTGCCACCCAGTTCATGCCTCACCCCGACCGCGGCAAGTCAGGCACACACTGCCATCAAACTCACCTTCGCCAGAGCCTTCGCAGGCAGGGCAAATGTCAGTTTCTTGCGGCTCATAGTTATTGCTCATGTATTGAGCCAGGTCTTCGTCATAGTCGTTCATTTTGATACCTCATATTGCTTAGAGAATTTTGCCTTTGCGATAGCATCCTGTGCCTCAGTCAGCACCACCCACTTAATACCAGCGTCACCCCTAGCATCCACCAGCACAGCATTTGTCAACCACCAATCCTTTGCTTTCCGATAAATCGTGATTTGGGTTACTTTGCGGCTGTACTTGTAAGCGTTTGGCAGAGCAGACCCGCTGCGATACCGCGCCATTGCACAAGGCATATCTTTTTTGTTGCCCAGCAAATACCTCACATACACCTCAGCCCACACCGAAACTTGAAAAATGTCACTGACGGTGACAATGTGAGCTTTTGCAGTGCCATTAACCTGTGAGATAGCAAAATCTAACGCTTTGATGTTTTCTGGTGTGATTTTGATGTGTTTCATGATCTTTTCTTTCTGGGGCCGAAGCCCCGTTTGGTTTAGACCAGAGCCGCCTTGACTTTTGCAATCAGGTCAAGCGCGTAAGAGTGGCGACCATTGACCCATGCGCCATTGATTTGTTTCTGGAAAAACGTGCAGCCCTTGCTGTCAACCAGTGCGCGGCGGGTACCGTGCTGGTAGGCCATTCCGTTTTTTGTGCTGTAGATGCTGATCATTTTGCTTCCTAAAAGACCCTGTGCAAAGTGCTAGGGCTTAAGTAGAATTCTAGCGGCTTGCTAGTGCCTATCAAGGCTTTTAGCAAAAATATTTACTATGACAAACCCTTAAGGGTAAACACCTAGCCAAATTCCTTGACTTGACGCTATAGCAGTCTGCTAGACTCTTTCGCATGGAACAAAAACTCACACCAGCAGAGCGCCAAGAACTTGCCGACTTAGTCGGCTTAAATGAGCAGTGGCTCTACCAGTGCTTGACTGGTAGGCGGGACATGAGTCCAGCGGAAGCCATCAGGGTGGAGGCTGCGTCTGGTGGCAACGTCACCAGGCAGATGCTGTGCCAGGGAACCTGGGCCAAGATTTGGCCTGAGTTGGCATGAGCAATTTACAATCTCGCCAGGCCACGCAGTTGCCTATTTCGGGGGTGGGCCAAGTGTCCACCTCCTCCTTTTCCAGAGTCATTGGCATTGACCCTGGCGCATCTGGCGCTATTGCTCTCCTGGTCAACGGTGTCCTGGTGTCAGTCCACGATATGCCAACAGTCACCGTGGAGCGCAACAAATCCCAGAAACGGCAGGTCTGTCCAGCTGGACTCTCAATGCTGATTCAGCAGCTCTCACCGAACAAAGCCATTGTCGAGAAGGTAGGCGCACGGCCTGGAGAGGGTGTGTCTTCAATGTTCAGCTTTGGGCGTTCGGTTGGCATCATCGAAGGTGTCTTAGCCGCCAAGCAGATACCTGTGACCTTTGTCACTCCGCAAGCCTGGCAGAAGTGGTCAGGTGCCGCAAGGGGCAAGGACGGGAGCCGCCAGAGGGTCATGGAGCTATTCCCGCGGGAGGCGCATCTCTTTGCACGGGTCAAGGACGATGGACGCGCTGACGCTGTTCTGATAGCACTGGCGGGGGCGATATGACATCACTGCAAAGCACTGAGCGCCAAACCCTCAAGGCGCACATTCTCTGGCTTGGCAACGAGTTGGAGAAGTCTAGACGCCAATGCAGCATGAAGACGGAACTCCTTCAGCGGATGCTGGACCCGGACGATCTGGGTCATGCCGTGAGCCAGGAGGTACGAGTCTTGGTCTACCAAATTCTGATTGAAGACAGTCACAACGAAAGAGCCGCATGGAACAGATAACACTCAGGCCTAGCGCAGCCGCCCGGTGGATTGCTTGCCCTGCAAGCGTTCAGCTCTCAGCCAAGATGCCACAGTCAGAGGCAGGTGCTGCTGCCCAGCGTGGAACTGCAATTCACTCTCTGAGTGAGTCTTGCTTTATGACGAGTAGCACACCAGAGGAGTGGCTAGGGATTGACGTTGGAGGCGTCAGGATGGACGAGGAGGCCATCACTTACGCTCGCAAGCACCTGGACTACATTGAGACTGAAGAGCTGCGATTAGGCAATGTGTTTGTGGAGCAGTTTGTCACAGCGTATGAGAGTCCCGCGGTGCGTGTAGCGGGTACGGCGGACGTTCTGGGTTGGAGTGACGACACTGGCGAGTTCATTATTGGTGACCTCAAGACAGGCCGCGGTTGGGTGGACGCTGACAGTGACCAAATGAGAATTTATGCTCTTGGCGGTATGCGGTTGGCGAAAAAGCAATTCAAGACAGTGACAATGACTATTGTTCAGCCAGTGCATGGCGTCAATCGCAGTCACACCATGACGGTGCCTGACCTGTTGCGCTGGGAGGCGCAGGTGCTGATACCCGCTGTGCAGGCAGCAATGTCCACTACAGCAGAGGCAGTGCCAAGTGAAGCTGCTTGTCAGTGGTGTCCAGCGAAAGCAATCTGCCCAGCTCACATTGAGCCTTTCAATGTGATGTCTGTAGCGCAGGAACCACCAGCACTGAGTGATGAGCAGCTGACATCGTTCCTGGACAACATTGCCAAGGTGGAGGCGTTCATTAAGGCATTGGAAACGTATGCCACCAAGCGCATCAAGGATGGTGCGTCATTACCAGGTTGGCAGATGGGGCCGAAGAAGGCTACAAGGAAGTGGACGGATGAGGCTGATGCTGCCACTGCACTGCACCAAGCGGGTCTGACATCAGCGCAAATCTACCCCAAGGAAATCATATCGCCAGCAGTTGCCGAGAAACTGCTTGGCGATAAAACAGTCACGGAAACTTTGACAACCAAGGTTTCCAGTGGACTCACACTTTGTCGGTCACACGGCATTGGTGAGTAAGGCGAAAGCGTAATCTTCAACTCTTCAAAGGAAATTCAAAATGCTAAATCTGTCAAACGGCAATGGCGGTGCCTACATCCGCTTCATGGCTCAGACAAAGGTCTGGGAGAACTCGGACAAGGAAGCAATCACCATCGACACAATGGTGATGGACCTGGACTCGGTTCGCACTGGGTGGCTGCTGTTGGCAGTTGGACAGCGGGACTGGGTGGAGGACGCGCAAGTTGGCGTCAAGGGTAAGCAGCCCAGCCCAGACTATAAGTATGGGTTCAGCGTGAAGTTGTTCTCCAAGCCTCTTGGTGTCGTTGAGTGGTGCGCCAATGGCGTAGGGGTGACGAAAGGTTTCCAGGCCATCTACAACGCCTGCGACAAGGCGGCGGAGCAGAACCCTGGCAAGGTGCCTGTGATTAAGTACGAGGGTGCTACGTCACTCAAGATTGGTGCCGGGAACACGGCAATCCCCAACTTCACATTAAAGAACTGGATTAACCGTCCAGCTGCACTGGACGCTGACCCGACAGATGCTGACTTTGAGGAGCCAGCACCAGCACCAGCACCAGTGCGCCAGGCTGCAAAGCCAAAGCCAGCACCAGCACCAGTGCAGGATGATGAGGAAATGTTCAACTAAAACGCAACTGACAAAGGAACCCGGCCCGAGTGCCGGGTTTTTTTGCCCCTATGAATCAAGAACAATGGAATTTGCTCCTCATTGCACTCGCACAGCGGGTGTATCAACTGGAGCAGAGAATAAAAACAATGGAAACATCCAATGGATGCAAAACTGATTGCAGCAGCACTAGGACGCGCAAAGCCAGCAGCAAACGGGCATTGGCTGGCGTCCTGCCCAGTGCTTGACCACGGACAGGGGAACGGGGACAGAAACCCATCTTTGTCCATTGTGGATGAGGATGGCAAGCTGCTGCTGAAGTGTCACGGTGGCTGCTCCCAGCATGACGTTTGGGCAGCTGTCAGGGACATGGGGTTGCTGCCACAGCGCAGTGAATGGGTTGAGCCTTTGGTGGTCAGGCCAATCAACGGGCATCACCCAGCACCAGTGCAAGTGCCAAGGCCACCAGTGCAATTACCACCAGCACCAGTGCAATTGCACTTGACAGACGAGTGGGAATATGTTGATGAGCACGGCGTTGTGCTGTTCGTCAAGCAGAGATTTAAGACTTCAGACGCCAAGGGCAAGACGTACAAGTTGTTGCGGGTGATGGAGGACGGTTCACGCCAGGCGTCAATGGTGGGTGCCAAGATTGTTCCTTACCGCCTGAGTGATGTGCTGTACGCCAGCCGCAAGCAGAAACCACTGTTTATCTGCGAGGGTGAGAAGGCTGCTGATGCCTTAGCGTCCATCGGAGTGTTCACCTCCACTTCGCACACTGGTGCTGGGAGTTGGCCTGCCGCCAACAGTCACTGGTTTGCTGATATGCACATTGTCCTGGTCCCGGACAATGACCAACCCGGTTACCGCTATGCCTCTCTGGTGGCATCAGCACTTCTTCCCATTGCCAAGTCAGTCAGACTCTTGGCGCTACCTGTTGGGCATACTGAGGATGCGTTTGAGTGGGTGGCGGCTGGCGGTGATAAGGCTGCTCTGATGACGCTGTGTAAGGGTCTGCAGCCACTCGCTGATGCCGAGTCCATTGCCTATCAGCCACTAGCACCAGCAGAAGACCTAGAGCCAGTGGCTGACGCTGAGGCTTTTGAGCCAGAGCCAGCGTTAGAGCCAGCGTTAGAGTTAGTGCCAGAGGAGAGCAAGATTAGGATTGAGCCTTGGGATTCAATTGAGGATGAACCTGTGGAGTGGCTGATTCAAGACGTACTCCCGCGTCGAGGTTTCAGCGCACTGTTTGGGCCACCAGGTTCATTCAAATCGTTCGTGGCCCTGGACATTGCACATTCCATTGCTACAGGTGCTGATTGGATGGGTAAGCCTGTGGCTACGCCTGGTGCAGTGCTGTACATCTGTGGCGAGGGTCACGGCGGCATTGGCGCAAGGATTAGAGCCTGCCGTATCCACCACAAGACTGAGCCTGGTGCCAAGGTCTTTGTCATCAGGCACCAGCTTAACCTTCGCAGTTCTAAGGAGGACATTCAGCAGCTGCACTTGGCTATCAGCAACCTTGTGGAACGGGAGCAGGTACGCTTTGAGCTGGTGCAGGTGGACACTTTAGCAAGAGCATTTGGCGGTGGCAATGAGAATGATTCTTCGGACATGGGTGCCTTCATTGCCTCGCTTTCAAAGATTCAGCGGCTGTTGGATTGTGCATTGCAGATTGTCCACCACGTTGGAAAAGATATTACCAAGGGTTTGCGGGGGCATAGTTCTTTGCTTGGTGCGCTGGATACTGAGTTGGAACTCCAACGCTTAGATTCAGCGTTGCAAGATAATCATATTGCAGGGTCAGGTAATATTACTATCACCAAACAGAAGGATGGTTCTGATGGTGCAAAGTATGGGTTTCGCATGGTTAAAGTTAATCTAGATAATGGTCGGTTGGGGTTTGATAATACCCAGAGTTTGGCGGTTGAGGCAGCGGAAATCGTTGTCAATACTCAGCAAATAGGCTTGAATCGGACAGGCCAGGGTAAGCACCAGGGCAAGGCAATGAGCGCTTTTGTTGAGGCTTTGAGGGAAACTGACCGCATCCAGACCACGAAGTTTGGGTCAAAACGGGTGGCTTTAGTCTCTCTTTGGCGGGAAAAAGTCTGGCGTGGACTTGGAAAGACAGGCGAAATCAAGTCTCAAGATAGCGATTTTAAGGCAATCTGGAGGGCAGCAACAGGCTTGGAGGGTGTGACGCTGGATGGTGACTTTGCCTTCTTCACCACCAAAAAGGACGAAAAGGAGCACTTTTAGGCAAATAATCACAAATGGTACAAATCGTACAAATGGGCAACGATTTGTTCCGCAAAAAAGCAGAACAAATGGGTCAAGGGTATAACACTTGACCATTTGTGATGTTCGGGTGATCACAAATGGAGCAGTACAAATGGCAGCAGCACAAATGGTGGTGGTGGTAAAAGATTCTAGTTTTATGCTTGATGAGTTCAAGGTCAAGGCTGAGTCTTTGGTGGCCCAGCTCGAACGGGTCAAGCAAAAGCATGATACGAAGTGGGGCATCAAACGCATTGAGATGTTGGTGGATGCTAACTTGCGGGTGAAGTTGCATCAGCAGCTGGAGAGGGTCTACAACGCCCAGCGGGACAGGGACATCGAGAAGATGGAGAAGGCTGTAGCGGGAATGATTAAGGGCTATGGTGTTCTTGACGCCTGGGCTGAAGATAATAATATTGAGGAGAAACCTGATATCAATGCGGTTGAATGGGTGATGCAAGACAAGAGTATTATGGTGGTGGTGCAAACTCATAACGATGCAATATATTATCAACAGTTTCGGCCCGAGTTAAGCAACAGGCATATTTGGTCGATGGAAGAGTTAGAGTTATTATTAGAATCGGAAGTGATGAAAGATATTATCAAAGCGAAGGCATTACTACCAGGTACAAGGATGACCAGGATTGCGGCTGGTGGCATCACAGGCTTTGATGACCTTCCAGACTGCGACATTGACCTCAGCGGTGAACTGGCAAACCCGTTGTTTAACTTCCAACACGCAAAGATGATGAAGGCTCCAGCAAGCCGCTAAAATGGACTCAGGTGGCGCTGCAAGGGCAATGTGAGCCTTGGGGTGCTTGGTGTAAGTTAAAACGATTGTGGAGCGTTCTGATGCCAGGGAACCCGAAAGTACGACAAGACGTTTCGCTATTGGAGGACATTGACAGCGAGATCGTCCTGTCTATGTTTGAGGTTGGCAAGTCCAAGGCCGACATCTGCCGTGAGTTGGGCATCGGAAGGCGTGGATTGGACAAGTGGATAGACGAAAACGATTATGAGCCTATAATTACGCGCGCGCGGGTGGAGGCGGCAAGTTTCCTCGCAGCTCAGACATTGGATATTGCTGATGCAATTGAAGACGACAACCCGAGCAAGCCGATGCACCGCATCAGGACGCGCCAGTGGCTGGCGGAGCGCTGGGACGCGAAGACGTACGGCGCAAAGCAGGCAGCGGTCAGCATCAACATCGGCAATTTGCGCCTGGACGCACTGCGCCAGCTTGAGGTGGTCGAGGACTTATCCACAGGCGAAACACCCTCTTGATGACAGTGCCCTGTGGATAACTACACCTTTTGACGAAAACGTTTGTATAGGCTGTGGATAAGCCATTTGCTTGTTAACATAATGGTCGTTGTATTAGGCATTCGGTGCATAACTGCCCTTTTGTACGCTTTTGGTGGCAGCGCAGCCAGGTGCCTGCCGACAGGCGCTCGAGCGCAGTTGCGGGGCTCCTGGCGCTGCTCCCAGCCGCCAGCCGCGCCGACCCCCCCCCGTCCCGGCGCTTGGCGGGGGGCGACAGTTGCAGAGCCAAACACCTAGCGAATGAACAAAACGCCACACACCAAACGCCACCCGCCAAACGCCACACACCAAACGCCACCCGCCAAACGCCACCCCCCCCACCCCCCCCCCCCCCCCCCCCCCCC